CGCCGACCCAGAAGCCGAATAGCCAGATCACCGAGGGGCTCATGACCGGCGCCCCGCTTCAGCGATCATGGCCAGGACCAGCGCGGCGCCCTCGTTGGCGAGCTCGCGGTTGATCGTGGCGATAGAGGACACGTACGGGATTTGGCATCCCATTAAATCGCCGTGATAGGCGGGATTTGGGGCCAGATGTAACTTCCGTGAAGCTTCCGCAGCCGCTAGGCTGGACGGCTCGGCGACGGGAGGAATAAGGTGGTCCATAAAGTTGGCCCTCGATTGAACGAGAGCATGCTTACCCAAGGTAAGCGGTCAAGTCAACAAGAAAGTTCACCTGAAGTAAGCGGACCGCTTACCGTTAGATCACCGACCGGTAGTCTCTCGCTCCGCTGGGCCGCCCTGCTTCTCTATCTGCTCCCGGACATCAGTGGATATGCCGACGAGCTGAAGCAGGTTCTTTTGCTGCCTGATTGCTAGTCGCCGGAAACCACGCAACAGCATCGCTTCGTCTGGCGTGCGGGTTTGGAGAACCACATGATCGAGCTTCTCGATACCAAGTAGGTAAGCAACACTTACGCTTGTTGCGTCGGCAACGCGCATCAGGGTTTCGCGTCCCGGTTTCTTCAGGTGACTCTCCCAAGCGCCGACTAGGCCGCGGCTTACCTTGGCAGCCGTTGCCAGATCGGTCTGGCTCATGTTGGCGGATTCGCGCGCGCGCTTGATCCTGTGGCCTATTTCCATGAGCAAATAAGTACGCCGACGCCTGCCAACCTTGGGTAAGCGATTTCGCTTGCCCTTGTTGCTTCCCTCTGGTAAGCAGCAAATATGACTGACGGTATGGCTCTTATTCGCAACCAGCGCGGCATGCTCGCCAAGATCGCTCACGGCTTGGGCTTTACCAGGGCGGCCGTCGCCAAGTGGAGCCGAGTTCCCGCCGAGTATGTGGTGAAGGTCGAGGAGATCACCGGCATCCCCAGGCATCGCCTGCGGCCAGACCTGCACATAGCCCCGTCAAGGCCCTGTGAGGCAGCATGAGAACGCTAGCAATCATCGTCGATCTGTTCTGCCTGTGGTGCGTCATCGGCGGCCTCGTGGCACCGCTGGTGGCAATCAACGGCGCGCGGCCAGAGGAAGAATTCTATGGCTGAGCACTGCGCGTGCGCCTCCCGATTGCCGCTGCTGCTTTGCGCAGCCTTGTGCGAAGCGCGGCCTGATGTTGCCGGCCTTCCTCCCGGCGACCCCACCCGTGTGCCAACACGCGGGCAACTCACCCCGGCCGCCGATGGTCGAATCACGGTGGCCGGGGCCTTTTCCACGCCGTTCACATCCATTCTCCAAGTGACGGCGCACTTTGGAGAACTACCGTGAGTAATAATAGGACTTTGGCTTACCTAGCCGATGCCGACATTGCGATCGCTGATGTGCGTGAGGCCGTCGCCGCATTGCGCTGGTTGGGCCATAAGACTGTCACCGGGCTATATCGGATAGCAGCGCACTGCAACGTGGCGCCGCGCCGCATCCGCACGCTTTTCCATCGCGATCAGACATTCATGGTCACGCCAGCCGAGCGCCGCAACTTGGCACTATCGATCGCCGATCTGTTCGACCACATCGCCGATGATTGCGAAGCGTATGCCGACAAATGCCGAGACAAAAGCACCGCAATCAGGGCGCGGGAACGCGACCAGCTTAATTCGCCGCTGGGGGGCAACGAATGGCTTGGATCTCGGACTTCGCAGCGAAGGCGTGCCGCCTGATCGCGCGTGTCATTAGAAAACTAACGGGGGTGGGGCGATGAGCGCAGCAATACTTCACTACAATCCTCGCCGCGACATTGTGACACCCAAGCCATGTAGCCATGAGCGCAATCTTGGCTCACGCGAGGGCGCCACCCTGCAAGCCGCTGAGTTGAATGACTGGTGGGCAAAGCGTGGTTATCCGCATGTCCAATTCCATGCTGTGCAGCGAACCAATCGCCACGGCCACAGCAATCACGAACCGCTATATGGCGTCGTGTCTAATTTGGTCAACGGGCTGCCTCCGAAGGTGATGCCATGAAAGGGGAGGGAGTAGGGAACGGCGTCAACGTTGAATGGTCGGACGCTGCAATGGCGTTCCTCCGGTCACTCTGGGACGAAGGACACAGCACAGCTGAGATTGGCCGTCGCATGGGCCGCACGAAAAGCGGGATCATCGGCAAGGCACATCGGCTAGATCTGCCAGGGCGTCCGTCGCCGATACGCGCGGCTGGATCGGGCGCCCGTCCCGGCCAACATCCTGTCCGCTCGCGTCGGGCTGGCCCCATTACGCTCCCAGCACTCCCGCGCTGGTGCACACATTGCTTTCGCATCCTCACCGCTGAGCAGACGCGCTTCTGTTCGAGCGACTGTTACCGGCTGGCCGCCGTTCCCCGCCGGACACCAAAGCCCCCAGCGCCCCGCGCGCCGCGGCCAGAGTCAACGCCCGCGTCTGTCGGGCATGTCACCGAGTGCTGCTTCCCGCTGAATGACGGAAGGCCCTGGCGCTTCTGCTGCGAGCCGACCGAACCCGGCAAGCCATATTGCGCAAAGCATTGGGCCGCGACGCACATTCCCCTTCGAGATCGGCGCGATGCGGCTGATCTACTGGTCATGAACGAGAGCGCGGCATGATCACCTTCGGCCGCGTCGTCTGTTGGTGGGTACCGGCGCCTCGATGGGTGCCAGGCGGCAGATGGATTGGATACACCGCAGCGCAGGTAGCCCTGAGACGCGCTGCACGGCTTGTGTGCGTCGTTGTCGGGATGGGCGCTGGGGAGGCTGCAATGGCGCCTCCAGCCCTGCCGTGGCGCGAGCATGTGCCGACGGCGTTCGGCGTGCCGGTGCCATACTCTTATCCGCCGGGGTTCTTCGTGCCCGGCGGGGAGTTTCCGCCCGAGACGTTCGCTGGCGCACCGCAGCCACAGGCGTTCGCTGAGACGCCACCAGCGCCGGCAGTGGCCGAGCCTTCCTCGCTGGCTGTGCTGGCGCTGGGCGTGGCTGTGCTGGCGATGGTGCGGCGATGACCGACGCTCCCACGATCGTCCTGCATCTTCCGATACCGCCGAGCGCTAACCGCATCTGGCGCACCATCCCAGGCATGCGGAAGCCGACGCTGAGCGAGGAATACCGCACCTGGATCAACACCGCCGGTTGGACAGCGAAGCAACAGCTCGTCGGCATTCCGATGATCCTCGGTGCGTTTCGCGCACAAGTCGAGATACCAGAAAAGTCGCGGCGTGACCGGGACAACTGGACCAAGCCGCTGTTCGATCTGTGTCAACGCATCGGCGCAGTCAGGAATGATCGCGGCTTAGGCACCTTCACCGTGACACCGACCGACCGCACCGACTGCATGGTCGCGCTGTGGGATCTTGGCGGCGTGCCGCTGCCGGAACCGAAGCGCAAGGCGCACGCGGTTTCTACACCACGCAAGCGCTTTTCGACGCGTGACCGCAAGGCAGCAGCAATTTACGCAAAGGCATTCCTGTGAACCGGCGCGCAGAACCATCGCGCGCTATCGCTGATCCACAGCCTGGATATTTCCGCATCCGCATGGTGCGCAAAGGTCCGCGCGTCGCAGCGCGCATCATGCGTCAGCTTGGCTTCTGGTCGGCATCGATCAACGGCGATTCATGTGGTGCAAGCGACCCTGATCCAGCAAAGGCTGATGGTGTCTTTCGTATCTGGTCAACCGGAATACAGATCACCAAGGCGGAATATGAGGCGCTGTTAAAATCACCCCCGCTCTCTCCAAGATTGCCAATCGATATTGGCTCTATAGCGCCTCCGGTTTTCTGAAATGCTCATCGAGACAAAGGAAGGGATAACAATGTCTGTGACCGCACAAGCTGGGCACAACCTGCACATGGATCTGCATGCCGCCCTCGATCCGGAAGCTATCGCGGCATGGCTTGACGAGCAGTTTGCGGCACGCCAGGCCCGCAGCGCTTCATTGCTGGCATCCTATAAGAAGTTCCTGTTTGCCACAGCGACCGGCATCGTCGCCGATGACATCGCCGCTAAGGCGACTGACTTCGCCAAGATGATCAAGGTCGAGATCAAAGAGATTGATCAGGTCAGAACCTCGATCAAAGAACCTGTCCTGGCAGCAACACGGCAGATCGACGGCATGGGGCGCAAACTATCCGAGCCCCTCGTTGCCGCCATGACGGAAGTCGAAAAGCGCATCACGACATTCCTGCGCGTCAAAGATCAGGAGGCGCGCCGCGTTGCGGCTGAAGAAGCCGCACGCAAAGAGGCCGAAGCACAAGCGCTGCTAGACCAAGCGTGCGCCGATGGTGAGGACGCCATATCGGGTGATGCAATCACTGCTGCCGCCGACCTGATGGACCAGGTTCAGGCGGCAGAGGCAACCGCCGAAGCGCCGGCCAAGGAACTCACGCGCGTTCGCACTCAGCTCGGCACCACCACAGCGCTACGAGACAACTGGGTCTACGCCGTGGATGACATCGCCAAGGTGCCCGCCGCGTATCTCCAGATCAACGATGCGGTGGTCAAGGCTGCGATCAAATCCGGCACGCGAGCCATTCCCGGCCTGACCATTACGAACGAACCGAAGGCGTCGGTTCGGTAAGAGATTCGGAGAATTCGCTCTCCGCGTGAGCGCAAGCCGGCGGCTCTGACAGCCGGCATGGTGATAGTGATGGAGTGTAAAATGGCTTTCGGTATTCCTGGGTCTGAGCCTTCTAGTGGTGACAACCAGTTCCTCGGTCGCATTCAATATGATGCGCGCGTTGGCTTCTGGAAGATCGTCAAACGCGTGCAGGGATCAGATGGCGGGTGGATGAGCGAAGAATCGGAACCGTTCAAAAACCCCACGTTCCTGATGGACTGCGGCAGCCTTGAAGTCGGCTATATCAAACTGACCAGCCCGCCGGCATTCCTGCTGGTGCCTTATGGCCAGCCGCTGCCGCCGCAGCCGCAGGAAATGATGACGGACGCACAGGGAAAGCAGCGCAAGGCGTTCCTGCCTGGATGCCGCGTGAAGGTAGCCAGCCCCAAGCTGTTCAATGACACAGACGCCTACTATTTCGCAGTGAACTCCAAGGCGGCACTGGGTCCGATGGATGAACTTTACCAGAAGTTCGACGCGGCACCCGAGGCAGCAAAAGGGCTGATCCCGATGGTGGCATGCGCCGGAACGCAAACAATCGAGGTGACCAACAAACAAGGGACATCTAAATTCTACGCGCCGACGTTCAGCATCGTCGGCTGGAAAGAGCGCATCCCGGAGTTTGGCGAGCGCACCGTGCCCATCCCCGGCGTGAAGGCCAACGGCACCCATCACGCGCCGCCTCCTGCACCACCGCCCGCAGCTACCGACGAGCCTCCGCAGACCGTGCGCGCTCCTGAGCCGGCAGGAATGCCGGATCAGTGGTGATCGCCTGATCTGGCAACCCGCTCCTGCGTCAACAGGAGCGGGCCACTACAGAGGGACGTGACGATGGCTGCGGTATGATGAGCGCGCTGACGATGACAGAGCCAGAGACACTTCGGCTCGCGCGCCAGTATCGCGGCCTCGGTTGGTCAGTCGTGCCGGTATCCCCCGGCAATAAAATGCCGGCCATCGCATGGGCAAACTATCAGGTAGCCCCAGCAACAGACAACGAAATCCTGAACTGGTTCAGCGTCGGCGGCTACGGCATAGGCCTGGTGCAAGGCGCCGCCGCCGGCACCATCGTGCTCGACTTCGACGGCGAGGAGGGCCACGAAACCCGAGCCAATATGGAGCGCGAATACGGCGCCCTGCCGCACACCGTGGAAGCCATCACTCCTAGTGGGGGCTGTCACGTCTTCCTGCGTCATCCTGGCCGCCCTGTGCCGACACGCAAGAAAGTCCGGCCCGGCATGGATGTGCGCGGCGACGGCGGCTTCGTCGTGGCCTGTCCGAGCATCCACGCCAACTCACGGCGATACGAGTGGGACTGCGACCATCATCCCGAGGAGACAGAGCTCGCCCCGTGTCCCGCGTGGGTGGCGCAAATGATCTGCGACGAGCTGCCGTCAGGTGCAGCGAGCGATACGGCTGTCGTTCACACCCTGCACGCAGGGCCGCTGGGACTACCGCAGGAGACCGTGACGGACGGTCGCGAGACCTACATGCGGGATACCGTGCTCGCCGTACTCGATGAGCGGTGCCGCCTGCTGCATCGCCCACCGACCGAAGACGAGCTCTTTGACGCGGTGTGGCCGCAATACTCCCGCAAGGTGGATTTCACCCGGCCTGGCCGCGGTGCCACCGAGGTCCGCGCCAAGTGCCGGTACACGCTCGCCAGGCTGGCGAAGGGCGTGCTGCCCAAGATCGTGGTGCCCCCGGCGCCGGTAGAGGGACATGTCCCGCCAAAAGGGCGTCCCGCAATCCTCCACCTGGAGGACGTGGAACGCCTGCCCCCGCCCGAGTTCCTGATCGACGGCCTGTTTCCGGCCGGGGGGTTGATCGTGGTCTACGGGCCGCCAAAGAGCGGCAAGACGTTCCTCGTGCTGTCTGCCTGCCTGCATCTGGCTGCCAACAAGGATTGGTTCGGACGCCGCAGCAGGGGCGGCTGCATCGTCTACATCGCCGGCGAGGGCGTCGGTGGCCTCGGCAACCGCCTCAAGGCTATGCGCTCGCACTACCAGATTCCGAGCAACATCCCGTTCTACGTCATCCCGCGCGCCATCAACTTCACCGATCCGGGCGCCGCTGCTTACCTGGTCAAGCTGGTGCGGGATACCGTGGGCGACGAGCCGATCGCCGCTGTGATCGTGGACACGCTAGCCCGTTCGATGGCGGGCGCCGACGAGAACTCAGCCAAGGAAGTCGGGGTGGTCATCGCCGCCTGCGACCAGGTTCGCGACGAGCTCGCATGCGCCGTCATACCCATCCACCACCAGGGCAAGGATGAGACGCGCGGGCTGCGCGGCACGTCAGCCATCCGCGGCGCCGTCGATGCCGCCTTCCGCGTGACCGCAAGCGGCAAGCGCCTGACCCTCAAGAACGAGGATCAGAAAGACGCCGAGTGCGCACCCGAGATGGTGTTCGAGATGATCGAGGTGCCGGTCGGCATCAGCCGCAAAAGCCTGGTGCCGATGCTCCTGGAGGGGGTGGATGCGGGACATGCGGGACATTCAGCGGGACATTCGCTTTCTGGGATGTCCCGCATCCTGTTCGACTGTCTAACTAATATTTTGGCAGCGGGACATGGCGCCATCGTCCCTCCCAGCGACACCGTTCCTCCTAACGTTCACGGCGTTAACGTCAACGATCTTCGTGCGGCATTCTATGAAAAGCTGCCAACTCACGGATATGAAGCCAAAAAGCGTGCATTCTCTCGGTCGGTCTCCGTCCTGATGGAACGCCGCGTAATAGGAGTGAAGGAGCCTTGGATATGGTTGTAAACGCATGGCTCACCATGGACATATGTCATGGACGCATAAGAGGGACATCGGGACATACGGGACATTGCGGGACATTTGTCCCCGACAAACTAAGGGACATTGTTAGGGGACATCCCCCCCTCTTTAGGGGATGTCCCTATGTCCCGTTGTCACCCTCCTGGGTGTCGCCATGAGCCCGCACGATCGCATCCAGGCAGCCATGAGCCCGCACGATCGCATCCAGGCAGCCATCATCCCCACTGACGCCGTAGCCAGAGCGGCCGAGCTGCGGTGGGGCGTCTGTCGGCTGGAGGGCCTGGTGAGTGCTGTCACCATTACACGCTGGCGTGAAGGCTGGGCGCGTTACACCGATGCCATCCGGGAGGGGGACGCTGATGGCGTCGAACGCCTCGCCCCCAAGATCGCCCAGGCAATCCGCGCAATGGAGGCCGAAGCCGAGGCCGCTGGTCACCAGCCACTTACGCCAACGGCCTGGGAGGCGGCGCTGGCCGATGGGCGCGTGCTGGTGGTCACACGGACCTTCGCGGAGGCGCACGCCCTTCAGGGCGCGTCTGACGGCCGGGAAAGGGTGGTCTGGACGATGGAGGAACTAGCGAACGTCCTACCGACGCTGGAAGTCACCTACGACGCCAAGGTTCACTTCCCAGGCGCGCGGGTGAAATCAACCGTCCAGCGATCGGAGGGATACGCCCACGACTGGGCGCAGGACGACATGCTGATGCTGCACGATCCGAAGGTGGCTGCTTAATCCAACGAAAAGGATTGACACGACAATGAGCTACGCCGTAGACACGACCCCCATCGGACCTCGGGGCAACCTCGATACGCTCCCAGCGCCGTGCAGCGGCATTCGGTGGCATGTCTTCCACAGCCGCCCCAACTTCGAGCGCATCGCCGATCTGGCACTCCGACGCCTCGGCATGGAAACCTACAACGCTCACATGATCGAAAGCTGGCACGGTGGCGATGCTCACATCGTCTCGGCCATCCCCGGCTATACGCTCGCACGCTTCGACGCCAACGCCTGCGAGTGGGGCAGGGACGCAATTCAGCGGCAGGGCTGTGGTGAGGTTGGGCGGTTTCTGCTCTCTCCTGCTACCCGGATGCCGGCCAACATCCCGGACGCCGTTGTGGACATACTCAGGTGGCAATGCGAGGCCACATTCCAGGAGCCGCGTAGAATGGTCCCCAAAGACCGCGGGAGGGTGCTCACAGGCTGGGCGGCTCAGCTCCAGGGGATCTGCACCAGGACCAGCCGAGACCGCGTGTGGCTGCTCCTGAGCGTCCTGGGACGCGAGACGCCGGTCGAGTTCAGGCGTGGCGAAGTGAAGTTGGTGGCGTGACGGTCTGGCACTCAGTGGCGCTGGAGGCGAAGCCGGTTCTGGCCAGGCCAGACTGGACTTGCCCATTTTGCCATCGCTTGGTCCTCTCCACCGAGCCAGTGCCTCATCCGTGCCCACAGACAGATCGAGCCGTCGCTCAACTTTGGTTCGCGGGATTTTGGATATGATGGACGTGGCGAAGGCCGTGGCAGCGAAATACATCGGAGCGGACAGCGAGATGGTTCAGTGGTCGGATGACGATGGCTCCGCGGCGAATGAGCCGGATTTGGAGTTCTTCGCGGGGAAGCTCACCATCATGGCTGAGCAGATCGGCGCGCTGATTTGCCGCGTTGGGCAGCTTGAGCGGGAGAAGGAAGCGCTGCGCGAGAGCCGGGATTACTGGGTGGACAGGCTGGCCGACCTCGATGCTCCACGTGAAACGCCCGCCTTCCCGCTCAACGCGACGAAGCACAGCCTGTGATTGCAACTGTAGCAATATTTAGCAATGCCTCGTGGTAGCGCACCTGGGGAGCGCAGAGGTGGCCGGCAACCTGGTGTCCCCAATAAATTAACGAGCGATCTCAAGGAGATGATCCTTGGCGCTTTGAATGATGCTGGTGGCCAGAGATATCTGCTCAAACAGGCGAACAAGAGTCCGGCAGCATTCATGACCCTCATTGGCAAGGTGCTCCCCACGCAGATCACTGGCGGCGGACCTGACGACCAGCCGGTGACGATCAGCTTCCGCTGGGCTGACGCGATGCCGCCAGAACCCGAACCGGATGACGACGCACCGTGAAATAACCCTGCCATTCGCCCCGCGCGTTTGGCAGCGCCCGCTCATCGATGACCCGAACCCACGTATTGTGGCCGTGGTGCATCGCCGAGCGGGCAAGAGCACAGCCCTCATGTGGCGCAGCCTCAAGCGATGCCTGACCGAGACCAAGCCGCTGCCGCGTACCGTGCACATCCTGCCTTACGGCGTCATGTGGTCGCGCACCGGCCTCTGGGATCAGGTAGCGAAGGCAGCCGACGCGATACCAGGCGCAATCGCGCGCAAGTCAGAGATGGCGCTGCGGCTCCCCAACGGGGGCGTGTTCCAGTGCGGCGGCGCCGACAACCCGGACTCATGGCGCGGCGGTTACGCGGACGAGGTGGTGATCGATGAATATGACGATACGCCGCCCAGCATGGTGCCGCTGATCATCGAGCCGATGCTAGCTGATCGCAATGGCACGCTTGTGCGGTCAGGCACACCGAAGGGCCGCGGGCTATTGCAAAAGGCATATGACCGCGCGCGCATCACGCCTGGTCACAGCGCGTATCTGCTCGATTACACCAAGACGAACGCGCTGACAGCCAAGGCAATCGCTCGCATGCGTGAGGAAATGACCGAGGAAGAATTCGCGCAGGAGCTGGAGTGCTCGTTTGAAACGCCCAACAGCGGATCCTATTACGGCAAATGGATGGATGCCGCGCAACGCGAAGGCCGCATTTGCCGTGTGCTCTACGACCCAGCAATCCCCGTATTCACCGGATGGGATCTCGGCATCAATGACGCCACTGCCATTTGGTGGTTCCAAATCACACCTCGCGGCGAATACCACTGGCTCAAGTATTTCGAGGACCATGACCAAGGGCTCGATGCCTACGTGAAACTGGTCATGGAACAGCTCTACGTCTACCGCAAGCACATGCTGCCGCACGATGTTGAGGTGCGGGAGTTGACGCAGAAAGGCCAGTCGCGCCGCATGTATCTACAAGGCCTCGGGCTCAAGCCGATCCAGGTTGTTCCGGCCGCGAACCCGGCCGATCGCGTACATGCAATGCGCACCATCCTGCCCAAGTCATACTTCGATGCGGAGAACTGTGCAGCCGGCATCGTTCAACTACGTGCCTATCGCCGTCAGTGGAATGAGCTGATGGGCGTGTGGCGCAACGAGCCGGTGCATGACGCTGCATCGCACTGCGCGGACGCCGCTGGGACTGGCGTACAGGGCGCCAACGATCCGCATGATGAGAAGCCGAAGGTAACGCCTCGCGCGCCGCTGCCGCTGCCTGGCGCTGGTGCGAATGCTTGGTTGGCGGGCTGATGCCACGCGAGGCACAGACCGACGAAGAGATCATCAAGGAGGCCAAGAAGCGCTTCGAGCGCTGCGTGACCTGGGAGACGACTGCGCGCGCGAATGCGTTGCTCGATACGCGCTTCGCAGCGGGCGACGCTTACAACATGTATCAGTGGGACCCTGCTGTCCGACAGGCGCGCGCTGGCCGGCCGATGCTGACGATGAACAAAGCGCGGCAACACAACCTCCAGATCATCAACGACGCGCGACAGCATAAGGCACAGATCAAGGTTACACCGACAGGCGATCGTGCGACATACGAGGCAGCGCAGGTCTACAGCGGCATCATTCGCAGCATCGAGTATCAGAGCAAGGCGGTGGATGCTTATTCAACCGGCATCTTCCACCAGGTTGAATCCGGCATCGGCTATGCGCGCGTGGTAACGGAATACATCGACGAAACGAGCTTCGATCAGGAAATCCGCATCAAGCGTGTTGCCAATCCGCGCATGGTCTACCTCGATCCGGATGCGACGGATTACGACAAGGCGGACATGAACTTCGCGTTCGTGTTCAGCGATGAGCCGCGAGATGTGTCAGACGCGAAGTATGGCGAGGGCTACAATCCAGCACCGGCTGCGCTCGATCACACTGGCGACGGCTGGAACGACAAGGATCACGTGCGTGAGGCCGAATACTGGCGCCGCAATGAGGACAGCGACACGCTTCACATGCTGCGTGACGGCACGATGGTGCGTGAGAGCGAATTGAAGGGCGTGAAGCTCTCCAAAGAGATGATCGACCAGAGCCGTGACATCGCGATCCCGCTGATCGAATGGTTCCTGATCGTCGGTGACAAGATCAAGGAACGGAAGGAATGGCCTGGGAAATACATCCCGATCGTGCCGTTCATCGGCGAAGAAACCGTCATCGACGGCATCATGGATCGCAAGGGGCACACTCGTGCGCTGATCAACCCGCAGCAGATGTACAACGCCTGGGCCAGCGCTGCGGTGGAGCAGGTAGCGCTGCAAAGCAAGAGTCCATACATTGGTAGCGCGCGGGCATTCGAGGGCCACCATGATGTGTGGAACCAAGCGAACACGAAAAACTTTCCCTGGCTGCCATATAACGACGTTGACCCCGACAATCCGAACGCACCCCCGCCCGAGAAGCCGGAACGCTCGCAGCCACCGCAGATGGCGCAGGCATATCTGGAGGGGATGAACCTCGCCCGCGAAGACATGATGATGGTGAGCGGCCAATATCAGGCCGAAATGGGCGCTCCATCCAACGAACGATCAGGCGTTGCGATACAGCAGCGTCAGAGACAGGGCGACAACGCGACCTACCACTTCATTGACAACCAAGCGAAGGCAATCCGGCAAATCGGACGCATTATCATCGACCTGATCCCCAAGGTTTACGATGTTGCTCGCGTTATGAAGATCATGGCTGAGGATGGCAGCGAGTCAGACGTACACTTGGTGCCGAACGCGCCGCAGGCACACCAGCAAGTGGCAATGACACCGGACGGCCCGAAGCCTCTGACGCCTGAGCAAGCCAAAGGGATGCAGGATGATGAGAATTCGCCCGACCCGGCGGTGATCTTCAACCCGAATGTCGGGCGCTATGACGTTGAGGCCGATGTCGGACCGTCGTTCGGCACGCAGCGGCAAGAGGCGGCCAACGCATTCTCCGAGATCATGGCGAACAATCCGGCCGCGTTCCAGGTGGTGGGCGACTTCTGGGCTCAGAACAGCGATTTCCCCGGCGCTGATGAGCTTGCGGATAGGCTCAAGCGTGGTCTGCCTCCGCAATACAAGCCAGGGCCTGATCCGCAGGTGCAGGTGGTGCAGCAGCAGGCTCACGAGCTGCTTGGCAAGGCCGATGCTGAGATCGCCCAGCTAAAACAGCAGGTCACGCAGTTGACAATGCAGGTGAAGGACAAGGGCACGGCGAACGCAATCGATGATTACAAGGCTGAGACTGATCGGTTGGCCGCGCTTGGTCAGGTTGATCCGATGCTGGTGCAGATGATCGCGCGACAGCTCTGGGAGAACATGCAGAACACCAGCATCGTTGGGCCTTTGAAGACACATGCCGATCTGGAGCAGTCGCTGATGCCTCCAGAGCCTGAACCTGCGTCAGCGACTGTGCAATAGGAGAACACTGATGGCCAACTCTACCGACGTGCGTGACGTGATCGCCCATCAGCCCACGATCGGCCAGAGTATCTCTGCGCTGTTGCGGGCCATCGCCAATGCAGCCAGCCGTGCCCTTGATCATGATGATCCGGCGCCGCTGCGCGACATCGCTGATTCGATGGGCAAGGAGCCGAAGTCCTGGTCGGATGCAGTGCTGGCGAATACCTCGCTGGCGACAGAAAGCGCAGCGATCGATCATGAGCCGGTGCGGATGCCAGGGCATGTCACCGGCATGTTTGCCAAGCCGATGAGCCCCGAGGAGCGCGCCGCGGAAGACAAGCGGCTGGCCGATGCGGAAGCCGAGAAGCAGGCGGCGGCGCGCGCGGCGCTTGCGGCCGGTGAGGAGACGCAGGCTCAACGTGATCGCAACCAGGCGGCGGCGGACGTGCGTGCTGGCCAGGTAGGAGCGACGGCCGAGCATCAGGCAGCGGTGCAGGCCGGGAGGACCGATCCCAACAGTCCCTACTATGACAGCGGCGCAACCAAGATCGGCGGCGGCGCGATCCACTTCTGAGAGAGGCGCCACCCGATCCGAGGTACGATCTCGGCGCCATGACTGGCGAGCCTGCCGCTTCGGGTGGCTCGCTATTATAGCGCCTGTATAGCAGAAGGACACGAGACCAAATGAGCGAGACGCTTGACGCCCCGCAGGGCGTGGCCTCCGAGGCCGAACCTGTTGCGGCTACGACTGAGACGCCCGCGCCCGTCGATACAGGCGTTGCGACTGACCAAACCACCGAACAGCCGAAGCCAGATCGGGCTGAGCGACGCATCGCCGCGTTGTCGGCTCGACTGGCTGCCGGCGAGAACGAACGGCAGCGACTGGCGGCCGAGGTGGAGACGCTTCGGCGCGCTCAGAACCCGCCAGCGGCCGAGGAGCCACCGAAGCCAGAGGACATCCCGAGGCTGGTCGAAGAGCGAGCCGCGGCTATCGCGGAGCAAAGAGCGCTCCAGACGCGCGTACAGACGTTCCACGAAGCTGGGCAGAAGGAATACACGGACTGGCGCGAACGCTGCTCCAGCCTGATCCAGATGGGCGTCGATGGCCCGCTCAGCGAAGTGCTACTGGAACTGCCGGCGACCGTCACGGCGGCGCTGGCTGATGACCCAGAGGAGCTTGAGCGCATCGTCGGACTGAAGTCCGAACGCGCCCGTGCCATCGCTCTGGGCAAATACGCCGCATCGATTGAGGGCAAGCCCGCACCGGTAGCGGCGCCCGTTGTATCGCGCGCACCGGCGCCGATCAGGCCCATTGGCGGTAACGCCAGGGTTGAGCTGAACGAAGCCAACATGACCGCGCAACAGCTTGTTGAGCACTACAGCAAGCAGGCGATGAAAGCCCGCGGACTGTAATGCCAGATCGAGAGGTAGTGACGGCGATACGCTGGGAGGTCAAGCGGCTGCTTGGTCCCTATGCGTGGGCCACATTTGGCGGCAGCCTAATGCTGGTTGGTAATGGCACGTCAACATGCGAGCTAATATTTGATGACATAGGCTGGTACCTACCGATCGATGAGATTTCTCGTCGATATCTCATGCCGGCGGCGAGAAACTTGATCAGCAGGGAGTTGTCTTAAATTAAGCCCAAAGCCCTCGCGGGAGGCTCAAAACCCCGCTGCGTAGTGCCTAATCCCGCGTCGCTGCGGCTACCCAATGACTTCGCGACAGGACCGTTAAGCCCCGAGATCGCCTTGCGTGAGGGGCTTCCCGCAGATCTTGTCGCAGGAGGCCATTGTGCCCGCTACAAATACGCTCCTCAATATCAACATGATCACCGCCAAGGCGCTGGTCATTCTCCACCAAAAGCTCAACATCATCGGTGCGGTAAATCGTCAGTATGACGACAGTTTCGCGCAGTCTGGCGCCAAGATCGGCACAACGCTGCGCATTCGCAACCCGGTGCAGTACACCGTCAGTTCCGGTCCCACGCTGGCCGTGCAGAACTCGGTGGAAACCAACACCACGCTCACTGTCAACACGCAGAACCACGTTGATTTCAGCTTCTCCAGCGCTGAATTGACGATGAACATCGATGATTTCAGCGCTCGCTATATAGAGCCGGCAATGGCCGTGCTCGCCGCGTCGCTCGAAAGCCAGTTCATCGGCATCGTGTATCCGGCGATTTACAACACCACTGCTGGCGCGGGCTCTCCGCAGACCTTCAAGAACATCCTTCAGGGCCGCAAGATTCTGCTCGATAATCTGGCGCCGCAAACGAAGCAGTGGCTGGTGCGGCTATGCACGCAGGACAACGTTGACCTGGTGGACAGCCTCAAGGGCCTGTTCCAATCGAGCCAGCGCATCAGCAGCCAGTATACCGATGGTGTGATGGGGTACACTGGCGGGTTTGAATTCGCCGAGAATACCTATCTGAACACCTTCGCGCGCGGCGCCGAGAGCGCAACCTATGTGCTCAACGGCGTTCCTGCCTCTGGTGCGACCACCGCAGTTGTCGCAACCGGCACAGGGGCGGGCGTCGCTGGCGACATCTTCACCGTCGCTGGCGTCTTCCGCGTGCATCCCGAGACCAAGGTCAGCACAGGTGTGCTGCAGCAGTTCGTGCTGACCGCGGCCTACGCTGGTGGCGCTGGCACAATCTCATTCTCGCCGGCGATGACCTACACCGCGGGCGCGTTCCAGAACGTGTCGGCGGCTCCTGCCTCGAACGCCGCGTTGACGTTCCTCGGGACCATCAGCACGGCTACGGGGCAATCGTTCTGCTTCCACCCGGACTTCGCCACGTTCGCAACGGCCGATCTTGTGATGCCGGGCGGCGTGGATATGGCCTCACGTGCCTCGAAAGATGGGCTGAGCATCCGTGTGGTTCGGCAGTACGACATCAACAACGACGTGTTGCCCTGTCGTCTCGACATCCTATGGGGCGGCGCGGTCATTCGTCCGCAGCTTGCTTGCCGGTTGCCGGCAAACTGATGGGTGAGGGGGCGCAAAGCCCCCTTTTCCTTTCCCTCTTTCAACAGGAGCCCGTCATGGCACTCTCTCCCGGCACGCGCATGTTCGACAGCGCGGAAATCGATGCAGTATATGGCGCTGGCACGCTCACCACGACAACGCCGCTCACCGCTACGACTGTCGCCTTCGCGCTCAATCAGACGTACATGTATATCAATCCGGCGGGCACGATCGCCGCGCTCACCGTTCTACTCCCACCCAGCCCGACACAAGGTCAGAGGGCTTCAATGTCCTTTGGCCAGATTGTGACGGCACTCACGGTGCAGAGTGCTTCTGGCGGCGCGGTGCAGAGCACGGCGGGCGCGATCGGCACGGAGATTTCCTACCGCTTTATCGCTGGCGCATGGGTGCGGTGGCACTAAGTCGATGACTATCGCCAATGATCTGATCAAGCTTGCGCTGCGCCAAAGTGGTGTGAATGGGGTTGGCCAGACCCCATTAGCCGAAGACATCAACGACGGCCTGACGCTGCTAAACGACATGATCAAGCAGTGGCAATTGCAGCGCACTGTCCTGGTCATTCCCGGCACTCTTGCCACGTTCCCCGACCTGACTACCGACGTTCCATCGTGGACGCCGAACGAAAACGTGCTGCTCACCACGCTCATGGTGCGGTTGCGGCAAGCCTACTTTCTGCCGCCAGACGAGACGCTGAACGGGATTGCGACAACCGCGCTTCAGACCTTCCAGAGCAATGCGAAGCAGTTCCAGCCGGCGCCTGCCGCGGCGCTGGTGGACACTACGGCCAACGGGGTGATCTTCCTGGCTCTGCGTGCCGCGGGGCGTATCAACGACGCCCAAGGTGCTGCTGCGGCCTCCCAGGACATCACTGACGCCTTTCTGCTGCTCAACGAGATGATCGGTGAGTGGAACCTCGACAGGACCATCAGCGTCGTTCCTGGGACCATTCCGACCTATCCTGACCTGACCACCACGGTCGTACAGACGACTGGCATCAACTCGGCGATCATGTGGAACCTCGCGGTTCGCATTCGCTCGGCGTTTGGGCTCGACGACAACAAGGTGCAGGCGGACCAAGCGGCCAAGGCGCTGTCGCTGGTGCAGGCCAACAACCGGCAACAGGAGCCGGCGGATGGGCTAGCGATCAACGACGGGACCGGGTTCGGCCTGGTGTTCCTGGCCTTGCGTGCGGCTGGCCGTGTTGATGATCGCCAAGGCGTCACGCAGACCTCGCAGGACATGACGGATGGTGCTTCTCTGTGCCAGGAAATGCTGGACGAATGGCGCTTGGAGCGGACAATCAAGGTCATTCCCGGCACGTTGCCAACGATCACGGATTTCGCGCTTCCTGTCAGCACAACGCCCGGCGTCAAGAACGCGATCGTACTCAATCTGGCTGTTCGCATTCGCGATGCGTTCGGACTGTCGGCAAGCCCGACGCAGACCGACCGGGCGGCCCGCGCGCTCGGGCTGATCCAAGCGAACAATCTTCAGCAGGTTGCGCCGCGGCACGGCGGTGTGCCGACCACATGCCAGCAGGTGATGTGGCTAGCGCTGCGCGCGGCCGGACGCATCGATGATGCGCAAAGCGTCTCGGACACCAGTGCGGACTGGGATATGGCATTCTCGATGCTGAACGGCATGGTCAGCCAGTGGCAGCGTCGGCGCTGGCTTGTGCCGAACCTCGTTGACACATGGACGAACTCAACCGGCGCGCAGAGCTATACCGTGATGCCGGGGGGCGATTTCGATATTCCGCGCCCTGATCGCATCGAGAGCGCATTCGCACGGTTCGGCACCATCACGCAGCGCTCAAGTTATGCGCTGGGCTTTCTGCCGAGCGCGCCGCCAGCGAGCGGCGGCTTATGGAACAATGCTGGCGTGCTTTCGTTCGTGGCGGGCGTCAACGCGCCGGCATGGGCTGCGGCGCTGCCGACTTCGCCGCCGGCCGGTGGCGGCTACTGGAACGACGTGGGCGTGATCAGCGACGTTCAGGGGCCTATCGCGGTCAGTGGCTGGGCCGGGACGCTGCCGGCGGACCCGACCAACCTGCATCTTGGTGGCCCTCCAGCCGGCGGCTTCTGGGACGATACCGGCGTGGTCGGGATCGTGCCTGGTGCGTCCGACACGCCGCCGTCGCCTGTCGCGATCAACGGGTTCGATTATCCGTTGAACGTCATTCAGTCCCGCGAGGACTACAACAAGGTGTCTCTCAAGGGACTTTCGACCTGGGTTGGCTCTGTCTTCTACGATGCGGCATTCCCGGTCGGTCGGCTGTTCTTCACGGCCGGCGTGCCGATCTCGGGACTGTTCGAACTGCACATCAGCACCAAGGCCACGATCGGCGGCTATGCCACGTCGGCGGACGCGCTGAATCTGCCGCCGGAATACGTCGAAGCGCTCACGACCAATCTGCCGTTGCGCATCATGGCGCTCGATCCGAAAGGGCCGCAGCCGACGCCGATTCAGCTTGGCCTGGCGCGCGCCGCATTGCAGACCATCCGCACGGCCAACTTGCAGCTCTCGCACATGGAAATGCCGGCCGAATTCATGCAGGGCTGCCGTTGGGGCGTTGGTGGTGAGTTCGTCGGTCCGGGACTGGGGCGTGCGTTCGTTCTGGATCAGGGAGCCGTGCTGTAATGCCCTACCCCTGGAAACATGATGAGACGCTAACAGCGGCTGATCTCAATGCCGCTTTCGCCAATATCGCTGCGCTTACCGGCCTGCTAAATGGCGGCTCAATCATCGGCACTTTCACGGCTGACGGCTCATTTGCAAAACAAATCCCTGGTCCCGCGCTAATCACCGGAGGGTGGATCTCTGCCAACACCACAGTGGGCGCCACAATATCGCTCGGCACCACATTGGGTGCATCGGATGTGCTTGGTGCAACTGTTATACCCGGATCGGCTAGTGGCCCTGTTCCCCTGCACGGGATTAACTTTTCCAACAGTACCTTCGCGACCAATCAGACGATTTTTGCCCACTCGACCGCCTGGGCATCGATGACAATCACTATCATCTATTTGCGAGTATGACCGTGATGCGCAGGGCACTTTTAGCCGTTATGGCTCTCGGTTTGCTGGCGGCAGGACCACCGCCCACTCCACGGCAGAATGGTGGGACCGGCATGACTAATGCAGCGGTGCGCCACCAGATGGACCCAGGAGGGCTAATTCTTTGGGTTTCAAACACTGGTAGTGACAGCAATGACTGCCTCACCCTAGCTACGGCATGCGCGACGGTGCAGAATGCCGTCAGCCTCGCGATGGCGAATTATGACGCTAAGTCTGGGGGGCAAACTCAACAAGTCGCTGACATCAATCTTGCGCCAGGACAAACATTCACCGAATGCGTTCTGATCAAAGGCTCTCCGGTTGGCAACGGATACATTTCGATCCATGGCAGCGGCGCGCAGTCTACTCTGACGTGTCCTGGTAGCGGCAACACGTTGACGGCGACCAATTCCGGTGACATCAGGATCAAGAACTTGATCCTACAGGGCACCCCGAGCCAATGGTGCCTAGGTGCGCAGTACAATTCCTTCGTGCAGATTATTGATAGCACCGTCACATTCGGCGACTGCGGCGCGACAGGCGCACAGATCGACATATCTCGTGGCAGCCAATTACAGGCACTGACCGGATATTCTATCAGCGGCGGCGGTCAGAGCCATTGGCACTCTCACGAAGGCGGGGTGATCATCGCGGATGCAACAACCATCACTTTGATTGGCACCTCCGTCACCTATTCAGCTTACTTTGCTGGTGCCAGCTTCGGTCGTATCAATGCGATCGGCACAACCTATGCAAATGCTGGAATAGTTCACGGGCCTAAATTTACGCTCAACCGGCTCGGCTCAATTCGCACCATCGATACTGGCGAGGGCAACGTAACCGCGCTTCCTGGTGATGTGGCGGGGAACGTGGTGTCCAATGGCGTCTATGACGGATATGGGACCGGTGGGTGGGTAGTTCGCAATGCTACCGGCAATACGGTTGACGTTGCTGGATCGACCGACACGGTTATAAACCGAACCGGTTACAACGGCAGCGCCCGCACGGAAACTCTGTCGGATTGCTCGGCCGCAACGGGGCCGTGGCGGAACGTGATCGTTAAGGATGGCATCGGCAACGCCAACCTTTCGCCTATTGTCATATCCGCGCCAACGAGTACGATCGATGGGGCTGCATCATACTCGCTGAATACCGCGTATGGCGCTGTATCTTTGTTCTGTGATGGGGGGTCGAACTGGATCACAATCGGCAATGCGCAGCGCAGCCCGGTTCTTCTTGGTAGTAGCGCAGTTCAAGTTTCCCACACCGGAGATACCAGCGAATTTACATTCGCGACGGTTACTATTCCGGCTGGGGCTATGGGCTTGAACGGACGCCTGGACATCAAAGGGATTTGGTCATTCACCGGCAGCACGAATACCAAATCCGCTCGCGCTAGGCTGGGAGGGGTTGGAGGCACCGCCATCATCTCCGCCGCGACCGCGACGGCGGCCAACATCACTTTCAACGGCTCGGAAATTGTGGCCAATCGAAATTCGGCAAGCTCTCAGGTGTCCATGTCGGCAGCGGTTGGGTCTGGCCAGATCGCTTTCGGCACGACTGCTCTGATCACGTCCGCCATCAACACCGCCGCGTCAACGACAGTGGTGTTCACCGGCCAACTCACCAATACCGGCGAGACTATCAGCCTGGAACGATATGAAGTGACACTATTGCCATGAGCGACGTACTGAACTTCCCAGCCCCGGTCTTCCGTCAGGCGACGGTAAACGGCCCAACGGGGTTCACAAATCCATTGCTGGTGAGCCTCCCGGACCTTACTGGTGTGCAAACCGATCCGCAGCTGCCAGGAAACCTGCATCCCGCCATGATGCAATACAACTTCGGCACGGCCGATGCGCCGGATACGATGTCGGGGTTCGCATCAGGCTCGACGCTGTTCTACAAGCAAATTGAGTACTTCCACGGCGGCACGGATATGACGGGCACGCGCGGCGGTCTGCGCATTCATGGCGCGATTGTCGCCCCGAGCCCCTCAGCGCCGAACAATACCGTGGGCTTTGGGCATCTTCAGGAGATCACCACGAGCCTTGGTGGTTCAGCCCCGATGCGCCCTGACGCGATCGGTGGCCAGTATGCCTACAACCCGATTATCGTTGTGCGAGCGGCGGCGCAGAACATCCGCGCCTCGCAGGGCATCGAAGTGGATCTATCGCACGAGGCCGGTTGTTCTCTTGCGATTCGCAATGCCTTCTCGGCGGTATCATTCAACAATGACGCCGTGCGTGGCACGGAGCACGATAGCGCATTCAACGTATCGGCGGTTGGCGGTGCCGTAGGATTCGGCGTCGCTTTTGCGGTCACTGATGTGTCCACCAAGTTTCCGCTCGATACCACAAGCTGGGTGATGCAGCTCATCTCGGCGGGCGCTCACACGATTGCCGGCGGTATCGACCTGACCGGCGGCGGTGCAGGCACGATCGGCATCAGTGGCCCGGTATTCCTCACCCGCCACATCAATATGGACGGCCCAACCGGCAATATCACGACAGATGGCGCTATCCGGGCTGCTGGCGGCATCATATCGGATACCAACTATCTGTTCGTCACCTACGCGCCGGGGGCTAATGTGGTGCCGACTGTCGGGGGCGCATCGCCCGTCCTGAACGTCAGTTGCGGCTTTAATGCGATAGGGGACATAAATTTCTGGAATGGCGAGTACACTGCGGGGCTGTCTTTCGACTTTCGCCAAATCACGTCGGCGGGTATATCTTCCTCGGTGGCGAAATTCAACACCACGACAGTGACGTTCCCGAATAGTGTCACGATCGGAGCCAACAAGGTGATAGGCGCCCGTGATACCGGCTGGACTGCGATGACGGGATCACCTGACAAGGCAACGGCCTACGCAACCGGATCCGTGACTTTGGCACAACTCGCTGGACGTGTGGCGCAATTGCAGGCATCATTGACTGCCCACGGCCTTATTGGAGCGTAGAAAATGCAAATACCGGTAGAACTTGCGAAAGCAGCGGTAATCTTCCTACAGCGGATCGATCTAAAAGGCAGCGAAGCGATTACGCTCGCCAACGTCCTGGTTGCGCTGGATCGCGTCATATCGATGGGGGAACTGGAGAAGGCGGCGCAGCAACATCCGCGGTTGGCCGCCGTGGGAGAGGCAGCCGAGTGACGGCATGCGCGTCAACCTAACCGGAGCAGCCTATCAGGCGCGCAGCGTTGTTGCTGCGGCACAGCGTCAGCTCAACCTCTACAGCGAGCCCATCCCGGCCGCAGAGGGAGAGCCGGCGCGCGCTGCGCTGTTCCCCACGCCTGGACTGACGCTACTCGGCACCGTTGGGCCAGGCCCGATACGTGGACTATGGCAGGCCACAAATCAGCAGCTATATTGCGTGTCAGGGTCTAATGTGTATGCGGTCAATACCAGCACATGGGTGGGAACGCTGCTTGGCACGATCACCGCGATCCGAACCAACCCTGTCAGCATGATGGACAACGGCTTGCAGCTCGCCATTGTCGATGGCTCGACAAACGGCTGGCAGGTCACGCTTTCCAGCAACGCGTTCGCCCAGATCGTTGATGGGACGGGGACATTCGTCGGGGCCGACCGCGTGGATTATCTCGACACCTTTTTCCTGTTCAACAAAAACGCCACGCCGCAGTTCATTGCCAGCGATAGCCTCGCCCTCACCTTCGACCCGCTATTCTTCGCCAACAAGGAAAGCGCCAGCGATTTGCTTGCGTCGCTGATCGTGGTCAAGCGGGAGATAGCGCTGGTCGGCGTAAGGTCAACCGAGGTCTGGTACAACACCGGCGCCGCGGATTTCCCTTTCGCGGAAATGCCTGGCGTCTTCATCGACCGCGGGCTGCACGCACTCTATTCCCTCGCCGGCTACGACAATGCGGCCTACTGGCTAAGTCAGGATCACCGCGGCAAGGGCATTGTGGTGAAGATGTCGGGCTACGAGGTCACGCGCATTAGCACGTATGCCATCGAGACCGAAATTGCCAAATTTGCCGCATCCACCGATGCCGTGGGCTATACCTACGAAATAGCGGGCCACGCTTTCTATGTGCTGTCATTCCCCACAGCGGACAAGACGTGGGTCTATGACATCACGACCAGCCAACCGGGCGACGCCCGCTGGCATGAGCTGTGCTGGATCGACACCAACGGCATCGAGCACCGGCACCGCGGGAATTGCGCCACGGCTGTGAATAGTTTCGTGGTGTGCGGCGACCATGAGAACGGCAATCTTTATTCCATGAACATAGCCGAGGCCACTGATAACGGCGTTCCGATCAAGCGTCAGCGCGCCTTTCCGCACATGATCGACGGGGATAACAACCGTTTATCATACTCGCAATTCATAGCTGACATGGAGGTTGGAACTGCTACGGGCACGACAGATGGCACAGCCCCGGTTGTGTCTCTCGACTGGAGCGACAATCGTGGCGCCAGTTTCGGCAACCCCGTCAACCAGAGCTTTGCCAGCGCGCTCGATGCCAGTGCCGGCGCGGCCGGCGAATATCTTACCAGCGTCCAATGGCAGCGCCTTGGGATGGCGCGCGATCGGGTCTTCCGGTTGACCTGGAGCAGTCCGACATCCACCGCATTGCTCGGCGCGTTTATCGATGTGACGAAGGCAGGATCGTAAATGCCGCTGCTTCCAACCCCGGTCATACAATTCTGCGATCAGAACGGTAAACCGTACATTGGCGGCACGCTCGATACGTGGATTGTCGGTACCACGACGCCAAAGCAGACCTGGATGGACCCAGGGCTTACTATTCTGAACACCAACCCGATCGTGCTCGATGGGGCTGGCCGTGCTCTGTTTTATGGCGATGGCGCCTATCGCATCAGGCTGAGGGATGCGCTCGGGAATGTGGTCTGGGACGAACCTACCGACAGCCTGGTGAGCCTGGCGATGGTGCCGGTGGTGTCCGCTGCGACCCTGGCAGGGGCGCGCACCGCGCTGGGCGTGGACACGGCGATTGCGGCCGAAGCGACGACGCGGGCAGCGGCAGACACCGCAGAGGCTACCGCGCGCGCGGCGGCAGACACGACATTGACGACGAACCTCTCCTCCGAGGCCACGACGCGCGCCAGCGCTGACACCACGAACGCCACGGCGATCAGTACCGAGACGGCCCGCGCGATGGCCGCAGAGGCTGCGCTGGCGTCCGCCGCATCCTCGAACTTCGCCGAAGTCTACACCACGGCCACGCAGACCACATCTGTCGTCCTCAACAATATCGGCGGAAACCCAGTTCAGGTCTCCTGGCAGGGAAATCCGGGCTCGATCAATAACTTCGGCAGCGGGGGCACTGACATTTGGTTCGCGAGCGGACATGTGAAACGCGATGGCGTTGAGATCATGCGCGTCGGCTACCTGAATACCGGGCTTTCGGTGCCGCCTTTCCCGCCCGTTCTCGACACACCCGGTGCTGGCTCGCACACCTATTCCGTGGATTACTTCGTTGATCCGCAGGTTGCAGCATCGAGCGGGTCGAGCACATGGAGTGACTACAACCAGGCTGCCGCGCACGTTTGGGCCTACATTCTCGTGAGATCGATGTGACGGCCACCATCGGTTTTCCAAGCTCGGCATTCACCGATGCGAGTGGCAATCTTACTGCTGCCGCCAGGTTCTTCTTGCAGGGGCTGTTTGAGAAGCTCGGCGGATCGGCCGGCGTCGGAACCGATGCGGCAGCAGTCAGTGCTGCCCTGACCGCCGAGATCGCGGCGCGCACGGCGAGCGATGCTACATTGACTGCGGAGATTACCGCTGAGGCGACGGCCAGGGCGAATGGTGATATAGTCGAAGCGCAATTACGGACGGCGGCGGATGCCACAGGCGCTGCGCAGACGGCGGCGGTTGGCTCTAGTTTGATCGGAGTGACGGGCAGCATAACGACCGAGATAGCCACGATTGTAGCTTCCATCGAATGGAACGCTGGCTCAGTTACCGTTGCCGATCCAAACTTTTTCGCCACCACGGCCGGCACAGTCACAACGGGAACGCTTACCCCGAAGGCTGGCCCGACAATCAACGCGACCACTTCCGCACCTTTCTCAATCTTTGATGGAGTGGCCGCCAGTCCCGCATTGATCGGTCCTACTGAGTTTCAAATTGTAGGAACCGCGGCGGGTGGCGCTAGGTCAATCATAGACGCGTACGCTTCCGTCCCAAGAGCGGCATTGCGACGCACCAACGGCACGCCCGGATCGCCTACTGCGATCGCAGCAAACAATCCGCTCGGTTCGTTTGAATTCTTTGGATATGACGGAACCGCGTGGCCAACGGCGTCCGCGGCCTCGATACAGGGTAATGCCATCAACGCTTGGACGACTGCTGATCATAGCGGCTTTCTGTCATTCCTCGCGGTCAACAGCGGCACGACGGTGGCGACGGAAAAAATGAGGCTGATTAACGGTCAGCTTCTCGTTGGCACCACGGCCGCGGTGGCGTCTGAGAAGATCCGAGTTTCTGGCCAATCCCTCGCAGATTTCATGATGGTGACGCCATCGGCCGGCCTCACCGCGCATGCCGGCGGCACACAGGCCGCGGCTCTCGCCCTGACCGCTGGCGTCAACTACATCACCACATGCGCGACGGCTGGCGATAGCGTTCGTCTGCCCACCTCGGTGGCAGGGCTGACGGTCGAGGTTATCAATGCCGGCGCGGCGTCGTGTCAGGTCTATGGCGCGGGCACCGACACGATCAACAACGTGGCGACAGCCACCGGTGTTCCAGTCGCGGCTGGCAAGACAGGATATTACCGCTGCGCGGTCGCGGGTAAATGGTTCGGAGGCACGCTTACGTGAGGCATTTCCAGCAAATCGCTGCTAACGTCGATGTGCTTCCGCTGCTATTTTCGCTACATCGCCACGGCGAATTGTGGAACGCGGACACGTTTCGTACGACATATCCGAACACCCCGCATAGCGAGGTTGACGACATCCTGATCCGGTTTTCCGACCCGAGCGTGTGCAACACCGTTTCCACTGTGATCGGCGACGACAAGCCAATCTGGCATCCGGCCGCGGAAGTGTTGCCGTGGCAGGCGCCGGTGCTCGACCTGATGCGCCGCGTTGGAGCTCATCAGCTAGACCGGCTGATGATCACAAGACTGCGGTCTGGCTACCGCATCGCGCCGCACGCGGATGACCAGGGCGATTATGTGAACGATCCGCGGCGCGCTCGTTTCCATGTCGTGCTTCAAGGGCTGCCGGGTTCGCTGTATCACAATGGGGACGAGACGGTTTGCATGCGGACGGGCGAGGTGTGGACGTTCGATCCTCTGCTGGTTCATTCGATAGAGAACAACAGCGGCGACGACAGGATACACCTGATCGCTGATTTATGCCTGATGCCGGGATGCTGACTGCGCAAGTCGAGCCATACAGCGAGGCGCTGCCTGATCTGCTGCCGCTCTATCCCCAGCACTGGTCAGAGGTAGCGCTGGATCAGGACCGACCAGAGGCGGCGCTGAAGCCACGATTTGATGTGTATGCGCAGCGTGATGCCGCGGGGGAGTTGGTGCTGGTGACGCTTCGGAATGACGGCAGCTTGTGCGGCTATTTCCTCTGTTTTGTCAGTCCTGGGTTGCACTATGCTGATTGTCTTACCGCTCAGATGGACATCGTTTATGTGCATCCTTTGATGCGCGGCCGGCATGGGGGCATGCGACTGATCAACACAATGCGGCGTGAACTGAAGCGGCGAGGCGTCAAGCGCTGGTTCGCTGCTGAGAAGATCGGCCGCAGTTCTGGCCTTGGGCGCATGTTTGAACTCGCCGGCTTCCGGCCGGTCGAAACCTACTATTCGATGTGGATTGGAGCCTGACATGGTTGCTGCGGCAGTTATCGGCGGCTCTGTCCTAAGCGCGGGCGTCGGCGCGCTGTCGTCATCGAGCGCGTCTAAGTCGGCGGCGGCCGGTGCGAACCAAGCCGCGCAACTGAACCAATCGCAGTTCGACCAGACGCTGGCCAACCAACGCCCATTTATGAAGGTCGGCGAGAATTCGCTGCCGTATCTTGAGAACCTATCGCGAGGAGGCACCACTGACGGCGGAACGAATTATCTCGGCATCGCCGAGGGGAGGGTGCCGTTTAACGGCATGACCCAGGCTGAGGTGGAGCAGACGCCAGGCTATCAGTTCAATCTGTCGCAGGGGCTGAAATCGACACAGAGCGCTGCCGCGGCGCGCGGGCTCGGGGTATCGGGAGCTGCGTTGAAGGGCGCGGCGACATACGCCACAGGGCTGGCCGATTCAACCTACCAGAACCAATTCGCCAACAAGCAGGCCATTTTGGGCGATTACATCAACCTGAATACCGCGCAGCAGGGCAACATCAACAATCAGTTCAACCGGCTAAACAGCGTTGCGACGCTTGGCGAGAACGCGGCCACGCAAACCGGCATGCAAGGTACTCAAGCCGCGAACAATGCTGGCGGGTTTCTCAATCAGGCTGGGCAGGCGACCGCGGCTGGCACGGTCGGCGCTGGTAATGCGATCAGCGGGGGGCTCAATAATTATCTCGCGTACCAAGGCTATCAGAACAGCGGCGGGACAGGCGGCTATGGCACCAGCGGCTATGGAACCAGTTATAATCCGAACAACTGGAATGGCGCCACGCCACCAGGTCTCTACTAGGGGCACGTCCAATGGCTGACACCGGCAACGTGCTCGACATGATCGCCCACCCCGTGGTTGCGGACCCGCTGGCGGCGTTACAGCGCGGCCTTCAAACGAGGGAGATAGCGAACCGCAACGCGCTGTTTCAGGCTAAGCAGGCCACCGGGCAGGCGTTCCAGAACTCGCTCAATCCTGACGGCACGCCAAACCAAGCTGCGCTCAATCAGAATCTGGCCGCTGCTGGTCCGGTTGCCGCGCTGAATGCGCAGGAAAGCTCGCAGGCGGGCCAAACACTAGACCAAGGGACGCTCCTGACGCACATGGCTCGTCTCACATCGCTCGGTAATGCAGCGATGGGGTTGGCGTCGCAGTATCCTACGGGTGTGCCGCAGGATGCGGTGAACAAAGAGATCGACACACAGGCGGCAAAGCTCGGGTTGTCGCCGGAGGACGTGGCACAGGCCAAGGCACAGTTCGGCGCTGACCCGGCCGCCAATACCAAGACGATATTCCGTAACCATGCCGCCAATCTCAGCGCGCAGCAGGCATTGCTGGCGGCGCTGCCGCAAACGGCGGACCTCAATACCGGATCGGCCGTCGTCGGCACTCAAAGACCGGCTGCATTGAGTGGCCAGCCGCAGGGTGCGATTATCCCGCAGGGCGCTCCTTTGCCACTTACCCTTACCCCTGGAGAGGCGACGGCACCAACGCAGATCGGGGTGACGCCTGGGACCAACAAGCCGATCTATGGCACGCGCACGCAGTTCAACGAGAAGGCAACCGGACAACCGTCGCCACTTGGCACCGGTCGAATCAACCCGCCATCGGCGCTGCTCAACCCTGCCAACGCTCCTGCGGCCACGCCAGCGGTGCCAAGCGCAGCGCCGACGGCATCGTCACCAGCGCCTGCCGGCGGCGGTATCGTCATGGGTCCTGGCCCGGCGGAGCAGGCAGCTCAAACCGCCAGTGGCACTCAGAGTGCAACGGCATTTCAGGGCATCGCCGATCAGGGGGTAAAAGGGCAATCGCAAAACGCCATTCTCGGGAACATGTTGGCAGATTCCAAGCAATTCACGACAGGTCCGCTCGCCGATCGGATCAAGGCATTCACCTCGTTCGCGACCACCTATGCACCGAAGACGGCCGCCGCGTTCGGCGTGAAGCCGGAAAGCGTGGCGGCCAACGAATCGTTCAACAAGCTGGCGGCGCAGCTCGCGGATGCACAGGGAGCCGGTTCCGACAGTCGGCTCGCCGTCAATATCGATGCAAATCCGCATGTGCAGATGGCGCCGGCCAGCGTCGATCTGGTCATCCGGCAATTGCAGGGGAACGCGGATTACGCTCAGGTCCGCGCGAAGCTGGCGGCCTCTTATCCCGACAAATCGGACCAGGCCGGATTTGACGCTGATCTGCGCCAGAAGCTCGATCCACGCGCATTCCAGTATGCCCGCATGACACCGGAGCAGCGCAAAACCTACGCGGATTCACTATCGACGCAGGATAAGGAAACCGTGCGATCGTCCTACAATTACGCTCATAAGGCCGGATTGCTAGGCGGTAACTGATGGCCAACCTCAGCCAGTATGATCCGATCTTTCAGGCCGCCGGCACTGAGTGGAACGTTGACCCGAAGCTGCTGAAGGCGATGGCGACGCAAGAAAGCTCTGGCGATCCGAAGGCTGTGTCGAAAGCTGGTGCGCGTGGCCTGACCGGGATCATGCCGGATACCGCAAAGGGCTTGGGCATCACCGATCCGCATGACCCGGTTCAAAGCATCTTCGGCGGCGCCAAATATCTGAGCGAAGGTCTGGACAAAGAAGGCACGCCGGAAGGCGCGCTGCTCTACTATCACGGCGGCCCCGACTGGCGAAACCGATACGGCCCCGAAAGCGCCGGCTACGTGCCGGCGGTGACGGCGCACTACACGAAGCTGGCAGCCGCCGCGCCACCCGCTGCTGCACCGACTGCTCCAGCGGCGCCCGACCCGTTCACCGCGGCACAACAGGCCACACCAGCAACGCCAGAAGCCCCTGCGGCGACCGCTCAGCCAGCGGCGGCACCGGATGCTCCTGATCCATTCACTGCCGCCCAGGCCCCTCCAGCTGCGGCGCCTGAGGCACCAGCGGCAGCGGCGCCCACGCCAGCACTTCCGCCGAACAGCGGGCTAGGCGCCTCTCTGCTGCGCGGCATTCATGAGGCGACCGACCCTGCCGCGAATGCCCTGGCGTCGGGCGCCGACTATGTGGCGAACAAGCTGGGCTACAATCCCGGCTTTGCTGCGAGCGCGGAGGCGACGGCGGCACCATTCAATGCCAGCTATGATGCGGACCCGAACAATCGAGGATGGGAACCCGCAGCCGCCCGCCTAGCGGGCAACGCGCTGATCACCATCCCGGCCGCCATCGGGGTGGGCAAGATCGTGGAGGGCGCTGGAGCACTGGCAGGTGCCTACGCACCCACAGCGGCGGCGATCGCTACGCCGGTGGCCTCCGGGGCGGCCCAGGGCGCTGTGGCGTCCGGCATGACGGGCGGTGACATTGGAACCGGCGCGGAGATCGGTGGGGCACTCGGCGCGGTCGGCGGCCTGGTCGGCGCTGGCGTTAACAAGATGATGACCACGAATGCCCCCGACGTGGAAGCCGCGATCAATAAGTACGGCATCCCGCTGCGGGCAGGGCAGACTTCTAAGAGTAGGTTCGTCAACTATCTCGATAGCCAGATTGGCAACCTGCCCGGTTCCGGGCAAGAGGCATCCAATGCTGCGCAGCGCACGGCATTCAACAGCGCTGTGGCAAAGACGTTCGGCGAGGACGCATCAAAGATCACACCGGCCGTCATGCAACGGGCCAAGGATCGCATCGGCGGTGTGATGAGCGACATCGCCACGCGCACTACAATTCAGGCCGATCCGACGTTGTTGAATGATCTGGCGGCGATCGAGGCCACCGCGCAGAAGATGCCCAGCATCTACAATGACATCCGGCCGCATATCACCGATATTTTGGAGACGGCCGCAGAGAACAACGGGGTTATCCCAGGCAAAGCGTATCAAGCCCTGATCGGCCACAAGAGCGCCCTGAGCGTGGCGCAGCAGTCCGGCGAAGGCAGCGTGCGGAATTATGCAAACCAGATCCGTGAGGCTCTAGACGACGCTTTCCAGCGCTCGGCGGCACCTGGTGATGTGGCAGACCTGTCGGCGGCGCGGCTGCAATACAAGAACATGATGACGATCGCGCCGTTGGTGAACAAGGGCCACCCTGGCGATATTAGCCCGCTGTTGCTGCAAAGCGCGGCCAATCGCTCGTTCAAATCCAACGCCTTCCGTGGTGCGGGCGACCTTGGCGAGCTGGGCGACATCGGCCAGAACTATCTCAGGGCGCCCCCCGACAGCGGCACGGCGACGCGATCGATGATCAACAACACGTTGTATGGCGACACGAAGGAAGCCGCGAAATACCTGTTAGGGATGACGGTCGGGCGCGCGGCTGGGTCCGTCATGCGCTCGAATCCACTTGTCGGCCCATCCGGTATCCCAGGCCGCATCCCTGCCGCTATTTTGCTGCAAAATCGGCTGCGTAACTCGGCTTCGCCTGATTAGGAACATCGGGATTGCGGCGATAAACCATCCGGCGATACACCCTGCCACCATCACCGCGACCTCAGTCGTGACGGTGTCCCAGGGCATGTATGCGACGTACCGCAGACCGATGAACGCAAGAAGCGCCGATAGCGCGAGGAACATGATGACGCGGCCTAAATAGCCGCCAGTCAGCCACGATCCGCTTACGGCGAGCACGACGATCAGTCCGACCAGGATATGCATGACAGGCGCCAATGCGCCGCTCCGTCAGCCGATGCAAGGAAAATACATTACCTACCGGAATAGTGTGCTATTGTTTCGAGACCCGCAGGGCGGCCCCGCTTGGGGAAGCGGAACCGCCCCACCCGTCCCGTGAGGGACAGCCCACCAGTCGAGGAGACGACTGATGAGTAAGGCCGATCATGCACGAAGTCGCCTTACAGCACAGTGACCGGCGTCACATGCTGTCGGGGTTGGGATGACCAATGATCGGCGCAAGCCAGACGGGGAACCTGATGCCGAACGACGATCGCAACAAAATCGTGAACTCAGCGTTATATCCGAAGCAGACGTTGATCGGTGGCGTCGCATCGAGGAGCAAGCGCAACTCCGCCGATCACGGGAATACCGGGAGGATCGGGCAAAATTCTGGTGGGCAGTCGCCGCGGGGCTGGTGGTCGGGCTCGGCAACAATCTGCCGGAATGGATAGGTCGGCTGTGGCGTATCATCGGCGAACATGTGCGATGACTGAAGCCTGGCAGTGGTTTGACTCTCGCCTGCTTGTATTCTGGGAGACGCTTATAAGCTGCCACGGGCAGCACTGGTGGCCGTGCACCGTGCTATGGATGGTCATTGCAACTGCCGTGTGGAGCATTGCCGGGGCGCTGCTGTTCGGTGATCCGACGTGGCCAGTGCGGGCAATGGCTTGGGTGGTGGGGCGATGAGTGACAACCAGCGGTCTAACCTCCCTATCCCTGATCCAACAGTCCTCACAACGGCGCAATTGCTTCGTGAAATGGGGGCGCTAAAGGAATTATTTGAGACGAAACTTTCAGCGCTCAAGGAGCAGCTATTGGACGTTAGGTCTGCGCAAAAGGACGCGCTGGAACTGGCCTTTGAGACCACAAAAGACGCCACGACGCTGCAAAACAGTTACATCCGTGAGACCATTGCAAAATCGGAAGGCTCGATGGCGCAGGAAATCCAGAGTCTGAAGGCCCTGGTCGCTGCTAATAAAACAAGCAGCGACGAAAAGATGGATCTGGTCAACTCACGCCTCGACCGTGGCGATGGGAAAAGCACCGGCATTACTGCGACAACAGCCACCATGCTGGCGGTCGGGGCGCTGGTCGTGAGCATTGGCGCGGTGGTCGTTGGCAGGCTGCCATCCGGCGCGGCGCCGACCATCGTCTCTCCGGCCGTCATTCCGGTACAACCCTCGAAGTAAGGGCGAGGGATGATGATTGTTGACCCGCAATTTATTGTCCTGGCCACGGCGACATATGATCGCGAAACGCGAGGCTTAATCGGGCAATGCACTGCGCGATTGACACCAACCGAGCACGCGATCCTGACATGCCTTGAAAAGCGCCGGGGCAAGATGGTCAGCATGGATGCGATAATTGGCGCGATATGGGACCCGGACGATGAGCCAGAGGATGCGCTTAACAACGTTACGACGCATCTGAGCAGAATTCGCAAAAAGATGAGGACGGTTGGCATCGTTACTTTGGTTATCCGAAACGTATGGGGCGCAGGGTACGCCCTGACGGAAAGTGATAGGAGCGTGAAATGGGTTTGATCTTGCTTATCGTCATTCTGCTCCTCGTGTTCGGAGGCGGCGGATTCTACGGCTACCGCTCTGGATATTACGGGACTGGTGGCTTTGGTGGCATCGGGCTGATCCTGCTCATCCTGGTAATTGTGCTGCTGTTCGGCGGCTTCGGCTTCGGCGGTGGCTGGCGCTTCTGAGCGATCGGCCCCCATTCGATCCGGTAAAATGGGCGATGGCGCTTCTGGCGGTGCTGATCATCACGCCGTGTCTGCTCGTGCTTGCCATCACCGCTCGCTGCGCGATCACGCTAGAGCCTGAGTGCTGGAATAAGCCTTGGCCTGGCATCTTTCGCGACTGGTTGAGCGAAGCAGTGCCAGTGTTAGTCGCCATCATCATGGCGGGCAGCAGAAAGGATAAATCATGATCGCCACCACTGAGGAACGCGAACTGATGGCACGCATCGAGCGGCTTGAGCGCGCTGTTGCAATCCAGAATGAGGTGCACCGCGCGCTGCTCAAAGCGCAATACCCCTTCATGCCGAGCACGACGGCAAATCGCGCGGAACTGCGGCTGCAAGAGGCGGCCGATCTGCTGAAATCCAAAGGAGATCCACCATGAAACGCTTTACTACCTTCGCCATTCTTGCTCTCGCCGGCTGTACGCCTGCCCAGCAAGCCCAACTCAACAGTGTCGTGGTAGCCGGACAACTTTTTTGCTCTGTCGTCGCTGGAGGGACCGGCGCGAACGTGGTCGCAATCGCTACAACCTCCAACGTCCCGGTGAGCGTGATCGGCAAGACTTCTGCCGAAGTCGCGGCGATCTGTCAGCTCGTTAATGGGCTGCCTGTAGTTCCCCCGGCAACGGGCGCACCAGTGGCGGTCAAGCCGGTGGCGCCAGTCGCCTGACTGGCCTGGGCGCTTAACGGAGTGCGGCAGGAATAGCCGGCCGGGGCGACCTGGGCCGGCTTTTTCGTGTTTGGGGTTTAGGTTCTGTCTGATTGGACGTAGATCAGGTTCGCCGCGCGAGGAAACACTGTTAACCGTCCATCTCCAGACACATGCACCATGTCGTCAATGACTGAGACAGTGATGCGGCTCAAACCACTACCGAACTCGATACGAGCGTTCTTATCAAGCTCGGTCGCTTCGTCTGATAGCAGATTTCGCAGAGTAATTTTCATATCATCCTCAGTCCGGGGTTAGGTGGTACGCTTGGTCACGAGCCGCTCCAGCGCCGCTTTCGCCTCCGGTGTCTGCTCGCTGAATGGCTTGTCAAAATCGAGCGGCGGTGGCGACTTCTTCTCGGTCATCGGTTCGCTCCCAGATTGGGGTTTAGTGCGCGTCGAACTCGTGGCGTCCTGTGATCCTCTTTTTGGAGTTCAACCAGAAGACCACATCAGGCTTGCCTTCGCAGTAGCATTTGATCCACACGCACCCGTCGTCCATCCATTCCATGCGGAACATCGACACGTCGTTGACAACAACGTCATCTAAATTCTTGCGCTCATCATAGTCGATCCGATCGGGGGCGTTGGCCACGTTTATCTCCGGGGTTACTGGTGGTGCCAAGACGGCTTGGGCAGCGCTACCTTTTGCTCACTGAGCAAAAGGCGCCATGTAGCATAAGCCTCGCTCTTGCTCATCTTGGCTGTGCCAGCGATGCCAGCAGAAGCGATCGCGTCGCGCCAGTATGCGGTCGGCCAGTCGTTTAGCGCTGGAATGCCGCTAGCGACCTGCCTATCTGCTCTCATTCTGCCACTTACCGATGCTGTGCTCATGGCTTCCCTCAAGAGGGGTTGAAGGGTGTTCAGATCGTTACGGAAGGATCAAGCACAAAGCAGGCTATGTGTCGCCCGGTCCCCTTGCCCTCGGATCCATCTTCAGTGGCCAACCATCGCACATCACCAAGGTTGCGCACGTTGGCGTGCTCACCGAGGATCGCCTTCATGAGCATCAACACCCACTTGTCCACGGGATATACCAGAACCACGAGTTTGCCCTTTCGATATTCCTCGATCGACTTGCGGACCCATGCGGTAGGGCCTTTCTTTTTGCCCTGGTGGATGATCGATCCGAATGGCGGGTTGACGTAGTTCCGCTGGCCCCACTCCATCGTCAGGCCGTCCCATCCATCCGGCATCGGGTGCGGACACGGGTCGCACGTAAACTGGAACTCAGCGTGAAGGCTTGCGAACAGCGTCGGCGGTGTGAGCCAGTAGTGTTTCCCGTCGTCCCCATTGCCGCGGTGGAACTTGTTTTCTGTCGGCGGCAGTTGGCTCTGATGCCTTGGTTGCTCCCGCGCGATCTCATACGGATCAGGCTCGCTATAGGGTTTTGACCAGTCGAGAAGATCGGCATGTTCCAAGGCTTCAGTCCTCAACAGGGGTTCAGAAATCGCGCGTGACGATCTCGTTTGTGTGCGCCTCGATAGCAGCGCTCAGCTTGTCTGCTAAGGAGACCGCGTCTTTGTGTGTCACGGCAGGAAGGACACCCCAGCCGCCGACAACCACGTCGTAGACCTCGCTGCCGTCAGTGAGTTTGCGCTCGATGATGCCGACTGTGGTGGTGCTCATTGCCCGTCTCCATCTTTCTGACTTGACGTGTAGACTGGTTCCGTATACTAGTCAACATGAAATTTCAGCGGGGTTGAAACTCTTGCCGGCAAACAGGACTTCCAAAGGGCGACCAGCCGCCAAACGGTCGGCTAAACCCAGGCAAACCGCCGCGCCTGCGCCGCTTGTCAGCCAGCCAGCGCCGCCCCAAGACGGCCGTCCAGTAGGGCCTCATATGGTCGGCTACGCTCGCGTCAGCATGGACGACCAGAGCAATCAGCGCCAGATCGACGAGATCGTGAAGTTCGGCGTAGACCCTCTCGACATATTCACCGACATGGCCAGCGGCAGGGACATGAAGCGGCCGGGGTGGGAGGCGTGCTGGAAGGATCTCCGCGGCCCCGAGGGCGACAACCCTCACGGCGATTTGCTGGTGGTCCACGCGATCGACCGGCTCGGCCGCGACATGCTACAGGTCTGCCAGACGCTGAAGGCCCTGCACGAGAAGGGCTGCGCGCTCAAGGTGTTGTCGATGGACATCGATACACGCACGCCGGTCGGCTACTTCACCTTCTCGATCATGGCTGCGTTCGCCGAGATGGAGCGCAAGCTGATCCTGGAGCGCACGATGCACGGGCTGGCCAAAGCCCGCGAGCGCGGCGTGATCGGTGGCACCAAGCCGAAGCACAGCGATGAGGTTGTTCTCGCTGCCGCCGAGAAATATGGGACGAATCAGGCCGGTTCGCATCTGAAGCCGCCGCTGTCAAAACCCGGCTTCATGAAGGCGCTGAAGCGTGCGCGTGATCGGTTGCTTGAGAAGGAGATTGTAGGCAATGCCGAGTGATCCAGGAACCACCGGTCCAACTGGCCTCCGCATGTTCCCGATCTTGTGGGGCTATGACCGGGATAAGGTGATCAAAAAGCTACAACTAGCTGGCGTACCCTACATGCCGGTGTGTATGCCATGGGATATGCTGGCGCCGCACGAAGGGCAGGCCAGAAGCAACCACGGACAAACTCTTGCACGCCTCGCTGAGCGCGGCGGTCTAGGGCCGGACGAGGTTCTAGCAATCCTAGACGGCTATAGCGTGTTTAGTCGCCGCATCCCGGTCGAGAAGGCTTGCCATGACCTCTGCCAGCGGATCGCTGCCTGGGTTAGCGAGGAGGTTGAACTTATGAAGGCTGAACCACAGACGACCACGACGGCTGTTGAGCCATCGCGCGAGCATTTGCTGAAGGCGGGGGATGCGCTGGTGCGATGCATCTCGATCGCTGGTGGCAAGGAACCGTCCTACGCGCTCGTAGCAGATTGGCTCTATCGCATGGCGGAAAGACAGGAGCTTGCAAATCATGGACGCTGAAAACCCAACGACCGACGATGAGGTCTACCTCGCTATGTTGGTGGACGCGGCGCGCAGAGAACAAGCCATCGGCTATCCCGGCTGGGTGAAGCCGCCAGCCGAAATCAAAGGTGCGCTGCGACGGCTGACAGCAAGGCAGCTTGTTGTTTGGCAGGATGCCAATTGGCTCATGCCTACCGAGGCCGGTTTTGCCATGGTTGAAAGACACGGACATGCGTGACCAGACGGAGCGAAGCCAGTCGGTAGCCGATTGTGCTTTGAAAGGCCACCGCTACCGGCCGCCACATCGTAATACGTGTGTGAGGTGTGGCTGGATAGACGACGGCGTTGCGCAGCATGTGAGCCGCGGTAGACGCCACCCTTGGACGGTAAAGCAGGACGCTAAACTGCTCGCGCTAAGAGCGAGGGGCTTCAGCCTTCTCCGCTGCTCGGTCGAACTCGACATTGCCGAAGACACCTGCCGCTATCGGCTGTGGGAATTGTCGTGCAGGCATGAAGTAGTGAACAGTCGATCAATTCTGGCGAGTGTAGGCAATGAGCACTGAAAACCAAACCACCGATCCGATGCACAGAATTGCGGCGCGGATCGCTGGCTTAGTTAGGGGAAACGCCGCGACAGAACGTGGCGCATTGAACGCGTGGAGCCGCATGTCTCCTGCGGATAAAGAGCGATGGTTGTCGCTCGCAGCGGTGTGTCAGCGCGTGGTGTGTGAAGACATTGTTAGGCGTCTCCAGAAGGAGAGTGCAAATCATGGCTGGTGATTCCCCAACGACCGGCCAACGGCGCCTAACGCTTCCGTCGTGTCGGCACTTCAGGGATGTGATGCGGCTGTGGCGCGCGTGGCGCGCGGCGCATCCGACAGCTCGGATCAGACGCCCAACACTACGAGATATTTGGACACATTCTGACGTAATGCGGGCGCGACGGATGGGGATCGACGCCATCGGACAGCACGCCGTTCAGTGGGATTGAAAGCAATGTCCCAGCAACCAACCACACCCGCCTACGTGTCACTGGAGCCACGCGGCGGCTTCAGTCCCTGCGAAGATCCAAGCTGCAAATTCAGGCTCAAGCCGCACTATCACGAGACGCGTCAATGGGAACTGAGCGACGAAGCGCGTCGTGACATCGAGGAGATCCAGCGTGTCACAATCAGACGGTAAATCCCCAACCACCACGTATTGCCAGCGGCACCAGTTCGATTGCTCGCGGCCAATCTGCAAAAAGTCCGGCTGTATCGTGGAACAGCGAGAGGCTGATCTGGTGGAACCGACGCTTGCGGAAGTACCGTTACACCTCACGCCAACGCAGCCGATCAGGTTTGTCTATCGCAACTGGCGCGGCGAAGTGGCCACCAGGCGCGTTGACGCGATCAACGTGTGGTTCGGTTCTACAGAGTGGCATCCTGTGCCGCAGTGGTTCGTCAAGGCGATGGACCTCGACAAACACGAGATGCGCGATTTCGCGATGAAGGACATGGCCGATGTCACTTACGCCTGACAAATCCTCAACCACGATCGAGACTAGCGGCTATTACTATCCGGTTGGACCGGCGATGCCGATTGAAACTCCTCCCGAGGCGCTAGCTGAGGTCGATCGGTTGCGTTTCGCTCTTCGGGTAATCGCTTATCTCCCGGTAGAAGAGCAGGACAATCTGATGGCAGCTAATATGCGCAAGATCGCGCGAGAGGCTTTGCAATGAGCGACGGTAAATCCTCAACGCCCGACCGCCACGTCTACCGCATCGAGGCCGTAGATGGCGGCTACGAAGCCCAAATGCTCTATCAGTGTGGAGCGGCGCCGCGCGAAGAATGGTTCCCGCTGAACGGCTGCGGGTACTGGTCAGACCCGGACGGCTTCGCGTTCGGCCTGATCAGCAAGCGTGACGTGTTCGCATCGCAGGCCGAAGCGGCTGCGGCCATCCGTAACGCCAAGGCGATCAACGGAGAATCCTGGACCAATCAAAGAGGGGTTGTCAGCTATGACTACTGATCCAACAACCACCGCGACGCTAGACTTGCTAAGGAAGGCCACCGAGCTAGATCCCGAGGCGTGGGCGGCTCCGTTTCCTGATAAATTCAGAGAACGGCGCGCCCTGTCTGTCTGGCGTGCCAAGGAAGAATTGGAGCGAGCAAGTGTCGCAACCTGATGACACGGGTTTCTCAGTCGGAACCAGGGTACGCCTGAAGGATAGCGCTCAGAGGGCTTTTCGCGGCGGTATGCGAGTAGGCACCGTGCGAAGAATCAGAAGTCTGACAGATGGGCGCCTTAGTGTGGTCTGGGACGGCAACAAGTCTGAGACTTACATATGGGCCGGATTTTTGGAGGAGGATGTAAGCAGCAATGCCCCAACCTGAAACGACCAAAGGCTGGCAACCTTGCCGCGAAGGCCGCGAACGCTGCGCTGTCGATGGTGTCGAGTGTGAGTGCGAGGCGCGCCAGCGCGAAGCAGAGGAAGGCTTCGCCACGACTGACACCGAGTTTGTCTATGAGCACGGCGTCGGTCTGACCATATATGCGCACCGAGCCGCGCCGTGGCTTTCCTGGGATGAGACAAAGGAGTTGGCAGCATGGCTGGCAGAACGGGTGAAAGCGGCGTGACCGATATACAAGACGACATCGAGACGATCAGGCAGCTGATCGACCTGGCCTCGTTCACCACTAGCGAGACACTTCTCGCGGCCAAGTTCCGCGCTGACGAGGCGATAGACCGCATCGAGTCGGCATTGAAGGCAAAGCCATGACCAACGAAACCACCGTGACTCGATGCATGCAGATGAGCGTCACGGGTGGCGACGTGATGCTGACGTTCCCCACGACTATGACCGCCGAGGACGTGGAAGACGTTGCCGAAAGCCTCCAAATATGCTTGCGATCCTGGCGTCGTCTCTATGCACGCAAGGCCGTCCCCGGCCCGCTGATCTGCGACGGGTGGAACCTGTGATCGCCCGACCGAGCTTCTTTGAACGTTGGTCGCGTGTCATCCGCACGCTCAGGATCAAGACATGCACAACGCGTGTCTACATCAACGACCGCGAGGTCCACAGCAAGGAGGCGGAGGAAATCATGCGCCGCATGGACGAGTTCAGCCGCGACTTGGAGAAGGCGATGGACAAGGTATTCCGGCGATGAAAGACAACAACCCCGTTTCCCCAACGACCAAAATGAGGAAGCATATTCGTTCACCTTACACTCACGATCCGTTGTGCGGTGCCACATCGAAGTTCGCCATGATAAACCGTGATAGCGCCGAACGGATCTACTGCGATCTGGTGACGGGTACAGGCCAACACCCGTGCCTCGAATGTGTCCGGCAATTAGCGTTCACTTTGAGTGACGGCCGATTGGGATTGAAAGCAGCATGAACAAGAACCAGAAGATGGCGAAGGAACTGCGCGCGCAAGGTCGCGATGACGACTGCTTGGCGTGCGCCATGTTCGCCAACGAGTACGTGCGTGCGGCCCGTGCGGTGCAGGATATGGAGGACGCCGGCTGTGGCTAAGTCAGAGATGGAACGGCCTCTCGTCGTTGAGGTCCGGTTCGAGTGGAACCTTGGTCGCACTAAGGTTGTCTGGAACATGCGCGACAACACTGGAACGACCGCGACTGGCTTCGCCGACTGTCACGTAGATGCCATGCGAGATGCCGCGGCGTTCGTCGAAGCTATGGCGCAACCGCGCTCCGGAAGCGCGTTCTCGAAGTCCGATTTGAGAGTGGTGCAATGAGCGAGGCGAAATCCCAGACCACGATCTTACCTGGTGGCCGGCGCACTGGCCGAACCTATGCGATGGCGCAGATTACGAAGCGCTTGCTTGCGGAAGGAAAGGTTGTGGCGCTGTGGAGCGGGGGTGAATTCCACAAGGTCGTGGGGGTGGTGGACAATCCGAACATGAAGCTGATTGAGCAGGAGAAGGTAAGCAGCAATGCCAAACCCTGAAACCCGCCGCATCGGAACACAGACACAACCCCTAGAGCCTGTGGACAAGTCGGTTGACGAGTGCGACTTGTGTGGACAGTAAGCATATGATATTGAAGCTAGAAGTTAAAACCTGTGGATGGAAAACAATGTAAATCGTGTTGCCGCAGAAGATATACTATGACAAGTCGCAGTTCTAGCCATAGATACAGTGGTATACTTTGGTGGGTCACAAGCGACTGAAGACTCACGCGGTTCTTCTGTCCTGTGGATAAGTTCAAGGCTAGCATAGAGTGGGGTGGCAGGCAAGGAAACATGGCGCTAAGAGGCGCAACCTTGCCCCAGCGGAAGATCGTCAAGGGTAGCGCGGCCAGTCACGCGCACTTCGACACACTTGCCAACAACGCCTGTTCCGGGGAACAGATCATCCACCTGATCGCCCTTCTGCACATTCAGCAGATCGAGTATCCAGTGGACAACTGGCGGTGGCTTCGCTCCGGTCAGTCCTTTGCGCAGCGTGATCTCACAGGAGAACCAGTCTCGTACCGTGGGCTGCTGGCGGGTACGCTTCCTACCGCCAAACAGGATCACTGGCTCGTAAGCGTAAGCCACGCCCACATTCGGCTTGAAGATGCAGAAGGGTTTGATCCAGGGGCAGACACGATGCCCGGTAGGCAGCATAGGGCCGAGCGTTGCCATGCTTGGCGAACTTGCTGACATTGCCCAGCCATCAGGGTATTCGTCGCACAGCCGCGCAATCAGCGCCCGGTGCGTCTCGGGATCATCCCAGATCAGTGCTTCGGGATGGTGCTTCGCGTAAAGCGCGCCGCAACCTAAGTACGGAGGATCGGCATAAGCAAATTTCATTCAAACTGGTGGAGCTAGCCGTATCGCACGGCAATACCCAATGGTCTGACGGCCGGCAGAGTCAGACAGATCAGGTCGCATTCTTCGCTCGCTCCATCATCACGGCTTGACCTTCTTCTTAAAAGCCCAGTTCCACCGCTTCAGCACGGTCTCGGCAAGCAGCGACTTCTCGCGCCGATCGCGCAAGCGATCCATCGAAGAGACCAGCCCCGGCAGTTCGTTGATGAGGAAAATCAGGCATTCACGCGTCACCACAGGATCGACGATCGGTACCTGCAGGTTGATCCTGGCGCCTCGGAAGAACATCACGTCGAGCGGGTTCAGCTCGCCCATCATATCGCCGTCCTCGCCGCGCATGGCTTCTTTGGCGATGCGCTTACCGATACCTGGCTCAAGTTGCATTCGTTTCCTCCGTCTCGGCATTCATTGCACCGTCACTTGCCATGCAACGCGATCCTGGCGATGTCCTGGTGGCTCAATCTGGTGTCCACGCACTGCCGCTCGCCGGCGATTATCATCAGCGCGCCACGGAGCCGCTCGATCTCGCACCACTGTTCTCGCAAGCGACCTGCCAGCCACAGCTTGTCCTGCGCCTCTGTGTCGGATGGCAGCGCCGCACAAACCGCGCCTGTCGGGACCGGCGCTTCTGTGACCGCTGGCGGATCGTCATCAGGCAGTCGGAATGCACAGTGCTCCCAGTGATCGTTATCTATCCCCACTGGACAGTTGAGCCAGTCGCAGTCGAATTCGCCGTTTAGGCGCAGAATGCCGCGGCACAGCGATGGCCTGTCTCCCATCACACCCCTAACTCCGCGCCAGCCGCAAGCGCAGCCTTGTCCGCCGCGATCTGCGCTGCCGTCCGCCGCGTGCGGCGCGCACCGTTGGTTGCCGGCTTGGCGCAGGTTTCGTTGATCGACAGCGAGGATTGCACGCCGTCGCTTGGTAGGTTCGCAATCATCGCGGACCACTCGCTGGTGATCTTAGCAATCGCCGCGGCCATCGCCTTCGGCTCGTCAGGAATGGCAGCGCAGATCGAGGCGTTTAGTTCATGGGCCATGTGTCGTCTCCATTCTCTTTTGCATAGTTCATTCGATAGGCGTGCTCATAGAAACCGCGCTTCAGGCGGTCATCGAGGTATCGCAATCCCGGCACACCGTTGACGGCATCGATCCAGGCTTCGTCCCAGATCAGGTCCATTTCCGCCTCAGTCAATTCGGTAGTCACGCCGCCCTCCGATTGCCCACCGTCTCCCGGTAACGCGCGTAAGCCAGCCGGTCGTACCACCGAAAATCGCTGATACATCGCCGCACGAAGCGCCGATCGACCGCGTGGCTCGCGCCAGCGCCCGCAGAATCCCACCATTCCCGTATCGCGGATTGCAATAGTTCCAGGTGCTGGGCACGCAGGTTCCGGGCGGTGTCCAGGCGGATGCCGGGATCAAGCGGGGCCAGGGCGTCACTCATGTGCGCACGACCACGCCGCCGATGAAGCCGACAACACCGCCGACCCAGAAGCCGAATAGCCAGATCACCGAGGGGCTCATGACCGGCGCCCCGCTTCAGCGATCAT